TATGGTAGACGCTATCCAGTTGGTGTAAATACTGGTGAAGATTTGATAAAACGTGCTTGAATACATATACAGCATGGAGGTAATACACCCCTATAATCATACAGGTTCAAATCCTGTCCTGGCTACAAAATCGACTATAAGAGGATTGACAAGATAGTGCTGCAGTTAACAGGTCTTGTAAGTAGTTGACAGCTTGGAAAGACAAGCAAATTTAGCCAGGTGTCATTGGACACAAGAGGGATGTTGAAGGAGGTAGAAATACCCCGCCTCGAACTAGGGTAGGCGACTCAGACAGGTTCAAATCCTGTCCTGGCTACAAAATCGACTATAAGAGGATTGACAAGATAGTGCTGCAGTTAACAGGTCTTGTAAGTAGTTGACAGCTTGGAAAGACAAGCAAATGCGGATGTAGCTCAATTGGTAGAGTGTCGTCCTTCCAAGTCGAAAGTTGCAAGTTCGAATCTTGTCATCCGCTCAACTTCTAACTTCAATTATAGTTGGAATTTTCCATATATTTATTATAAATGATAATATGGAGATAAAAACATGTATATCTTGTAATTTAAAAAAACATATAAATGAATTTGCTTTTTCTAAAGGCAAACCAAGAGAAAAATGTAAAAAATGTTTAAAAATATATATGAGTGAGCATTACAAATCTCATAAAAAATCATATATTGATAATGTTAAACAAAGAAAAAAAGATTTATATGAATGGATAAAAAAATATAAATCAAACCTAAAATGTGAACAATGTGGAGAAAATCATCCAGCAGTTTTAGATTTTCATCATATTGATCCTAAAGAAAAAGAGTTTAGTGTAGGTAATGCTTTACATACTCTAATTGGGAAAAATAAAATATTAAAAGAAATAAATAAATGTAGTGTTTTATGTTCTAATTGTCATAGAAAATTACATTGGAATGAAAAAAATAATTAATTTTCAATTTTATGAAACGAATAGTAATTTACCGCGATAGCGAAGTTAAAGGAAAACGAGTAAGAACAGTTTTAAGAGCTATCAGGCCTGGTAGTACATGGCAAGGATATAGTAAAAATGGATCAATAATTGATTCAGAAGTAAGAAATTTAGCACGCATATTAGAACCATCATTTACTGGTTTTTATGTAGCGTAAAGGTACTGCGGGGAAGATGAGCTGGTGCACACACAAGTCTCATAAGCTTGGACTAGGTGGGTTCGATTCCCACCCCCGCAACTAAAAATGGCTTTGTAGTATAATGGGATATAAAGTAAGACATAAAGGAAATTCACCATTAATGACATACGCAGCAGATCACTTAATAAAATAAAATATGGGGCCGACCGGTTTTGACAGCAATCGAAGTAGAGAAAAATGATGCAAGCAGGATTAGATTGGAAATCCTTAATCACCTATCAAACAACAAACGCAAACGTAGAATTATCTACTTGGACTTTCGAAGACGCAATGTCTTTCGTTAGTGTTGATTACGCAGTAGCTGCCTAATTAACAACCGGGGCTAAATGCTTAGTGCCTAGCAACAGAAGCTTTAAGGGTATTAGAACGACACCGTACCCAAATCGTTCTAGGTTGTTTGCAGGTAGGTTTCATCTTTAATATCAAACCTGATATTTTGTCTAGTTAGAAAACGAGACTAAGCTTGTGAATGAGTTGATTTAGACTTATTGTTTGGACGTGGGTTCGACTCCCACCGGCTCCACTAAGCATCAGTATTTATTACTGGTGCTTTTTTTATTCTAACATATATTTATATACATGGATATAGATAAAATATTTACTTTATTCGACTATAAAAACGAAAATAAACCCCTAAATGAGGAAGATAACGCTATTATCGAATTATATAAGAAACCGTTATTTTGGGTTGGTATGTTTGAAAAATTAATACAAAATAACAATACATTTAAACAACAAATAGGAAAAATACTCAAAAACGATCCCCATTATGACTTTGATACTCTAAATGAAGCTGGGGATTATATTATATATAATAGGGCATATATGTTTTTATCGTTAATTAATATAGATGATGAAAATCATAAACAAGCTATAAAAGCTAGAACTAAACATAGTTACCTAATCATTTCCCTTATAACATCAATAAATTATTTTTCCAGTATTGAAGAATATGAGAAATGTGCTGTTTTAAAGAAAATTTTAGATTTTGCTAAAGAAAGTTTGGAAACCCAAGAAAAAGACCGTAACTTCTAAATATTAACGTTTATAATATAAAATGTAAAAATATGAAACATAGAGAAATTATAAGAACAAAATTAGAAAGATTAGAATCTAATTTAACAAAAATGGATTTCATCATGAAAAGAGGTGGAAATATAGATGACTTTTTAGAATTGAATAACAATATGAAACAGTTAGTCGAAGATATAAAAGCATATATAGAACAAGAACCAAGAACAGGGCATGAACTAAATCCAACCATTTAATAAAAAAACAAGTTATGAATTTAACAGCAGAACAAATCCAAGATAACTGGAATGAATTAATGTCTAGAATTGATATTTACATTTCAGAACCTCGTAAATCTAAATTAAAAGCATTTTATGAGAAATATGCTGACCGTATTATGTTAATGCCAGCTTCTCATAAGAAAGAATATCATAGTGCTTTTCCTGGAGGATATGTAGATCATGTTTTAAGAGTTATAGATGCTTCTTTAGACATACATAATGTATGGGTTAAATATGGAGTAGATACAACTACTTATACTTTAGAAGAATTAGTATTTTCAGCCTTAAATCATGATTTAGGTAAAATAGGAAATGAACAATATGAATCATATATTCCCCAGACAGACCAATGGCGTAAAGATAAGTTAGGAGAAGATTATACATTTAACAGTCATTTAGAATTTGCATCTGTTCCAGATAGAGGTTTATATTTACTTCAATCTCATGATATTAAATATTCATTTAATGAAATGATTACTATCCAGACTCATGATGGTTTATACGATGAAGCTAATAAGAAATATCTAATGGCTTTTATGCCTGAACAAAAACCAAGAACATCATTACCTTATATTGTACATCAAGCCGATTTATTAGCTGTTAGAGTTGAATTTGAGATGGAATGGTTACCTAAATTTAAAGAAAATACTACAGTAGAACCAAAGAAAAATTTCTCATTAGAAACAAATAAAGGAAATAACAAAACATCTAAAACAAAAGCCTTAGGAGGTATTAAATCTGAGGGTCTTAAAAATTTACTAGATAGTATATGATAACAACAATCATCGTTTTATCCATACTTATATTAGTTTTAAGTTATACAACTTATAATTTATTACGTAAAAATGAAAAATTAGAAGATATAACTAATAAACAAACAGAAATATTAGCTGGATATATGACTTATTTAAATAAATTATCTGAAATTATATCTCATTCAGATAAAAAAATTAAAGAGGTAGATATTAAAGGTTCATTTGAAAGTGATGATGAAATAGGATTTTTCTTCGAAACAGTGAAATCAATACAAGAAGTATTGAATCATTTTAATATTAAGAATATATAAGATGCAAGAGAAAGAAGTAAAAACTAAAAGAAAAAAGAAAAATTCTAATGTATATTTCACCCAAGAAACTGAGGATGCTATTGTAGCATATGTTTCTAGTAATGATATAGTTGAACGTAATAGATTATATAATGATAAAATACATCATGCTTTTTTCAAACTAACAGAAAATATTATACATACATTTAAATTTTATTATACTGAAGTAGATAATATTGAAGATTTACAACATGAAGTAATCACATTTTTACTCAGTAAATTACATCTATATGACCAAACTAAAGGTACTAAAGCATTTTCTTATTTTGGAACAATAGCTAAAAGATACTTGATATTATCAAATCAAACTAATTATAATAAACGTATCATAACATCTCCAGTATCAACTATTGAAGAAGATGAGAAATTCTCATACCAATTAGATGATACAAAACCACAAATTAAAGATAGTAATTTATCTAAATTTATGGATAAATATATTGAATATTGTACTGATAATATATTTGAATTATTTCCTAAAGAATCAGAAGCTCAAATTGCAGATGCTATTTTAGAATTATTTCGTAAACGAGATAGTTTAGATGTATTTAATAAAAAAGCACTTTATATTTATATTCGTGAAATGATTGATGTAAAAACATCTAAAATTACTAAAATAGCTGATAAATTATATAGCATATTTAAAGACAAATATGTATTTTATTTAGAATATGGTTATACAAATTTTTAAGTATAATATTTATTATTAAAATACGATATATGAGTTCATTAGAAACTATAATTTTCGGTAAAAAGAAATTTAATGATATTTTAGAAGAAATATACGACAACCAGAAGAAGAAAGAAAAACAAATATCAGCATTAATATCTGAATTAAAGCCATTAATAAATGATATAGGTGATGCCACTTTAATAGTTCCATTAATTAAAGAATATTTAGAAATAAGTGTTAAAAATGATGAGCAACTAATTAAAATGGCTACTATTATTCAACGAGCAATAAATAATACTTCTGATGATGGAGGATTTGGTATTAGTGATGAAGAGAAAGCACAATTATTAGCAGAAATTGATAAAATACAAGAAAATAAATAATGTCTACACAATATGGATTTTCATCATTCAATAGAACTCAAAATAATCAAAACCAGGTTAATTTAGCTCAGTCATTAGCAGCTTTTAATAACCAGATGGTTCCAGTTCGAGTTAAAAGTATTATACTTACTGATTCTCATCCTAGATTTAAAGAATTAGGAGAATGGAATGGATTAGGTGCTATTGAATATCAATTAGTAAGTAATCCAAAAGAAGCAACTTCAGGAGATTATTCAATAGCTTATCCTTTATATCCTAATACTAAGAATTATCCTCTTATAAATGAAATTGTATTTTTAATTTCATTACCTAGTACTGGAATTGGATTAACGTATAATGCTACTCGTTCATATTATGTTAGTGTAGTTTCATTATGGAACCATCCTCATCATAATGCTTATCCTGAAAATCCTAATACACCCCCACCTTCTCAAATTAAAGACTATCCTCAAACTGAAGTAGGTAGTGTTAGGCGTGTAACTGATCAAAGTACTGAAATATTTTTAGGACAAACATTTAAAGAACGTTCTAATATACATCCATTATTACCATTTGAAGGAGATGTAATACAAGAAGGAAGATGGGGTAATAGTATACGTTTTGGTTCAACTGTCAAAGATAAAAACATATGGTCATCAACTGGTACTAATGGCGACCTAATAATAATATTACGTAATGGGCAACCATTAAATTCAAGCAATGAAGGTTGGATACCTATAACTGAAGATATAAATAAAGATTTATCTTCAATATATAGTACTAGTACACAAAAAATCCCATTAGATGCTTCAAATATTAGTTATGTAAGCTATAAATCAGATTCACCAACTAATCCTAAAGAATACAAAGATAATCCACAAATCATCCTAAATTCAGGACGATTAGTATTTAATACTACTCAAGATCATATATTATTAAGTTCTAAAAAAACAATTAATTTAAATGCTATAACATCAATCAATATTGATGCTCCAGATACTATAATCCAATCAACTAATGTATATTTAGGATCTAAAGATGCTACAGAACCTGTCTTATTAGGTGATACAACAGTTACTCTATTAAAAACATTGATACAAAATTTACAATCATTTATGCAAATATGTAGTACATTAGTTAGTACTCCTCCTGGTACTCCTTTGGGACCATTAAATGCTGTATCTTCTCAATTAATAACAACATTAAATCAAATAGACACTAATTTAGATAATACCAAATCAAAATATATTAAAACAGTGTAATGAAATCACCTTTAGATATAGAAAATATAAGAAAACAAGCTGCTGAACAGATTAAAAATGATTCTAATAAAATATTAGATGTAAATTTATCTTCTATTCAAAATGCTATCCCTAACTCATTAAAACCTCAAGGTAGTGCTAAATTGAGTAATTCTATAACATCTATAGGTAAAAAAATATATACTGTATTAACACCAATAGCTTTAAATATAGCTAAAGAATTAGGAACATCTATTGCTCAAGAACAATTAGGAAATTTAAAAGAAAAAATATTATCTAAAGATGGATGTCCTACTAATTCTAAATTATTAAAAATATTAGAACAACGTAATGCTTTAATATCACAATTAAATAAAATTAGTAAACAATTAGATACTTTAACTAAAGCCGTGACTGGTTTAAATACATTTCTTGAAGTAAGTCAAATTGCTATAGACGCTATAAAAACAAGCAAAACTATAATTTCAACTTCAGCTAAAGTATTTCCTGGTGGACAGGCAGGATTACCTGGATTTATAGCTTCATCTTTAAGTGATTTAGAAGACACAATAAACAAACTTCTATTTCAGAATGATGGTACACCTCGTTTACCTAAAATATCAGGTTCCATTGCTTCTGCTTCTTTATCTATATCAATAACTAATGGATATATACAAACTATAATAGCAATATTAACAGCAATAGACGCTAAAATCAAGCAGTGTAATCCAAATTTAGTATCTAGT